TATCCGCACTGTAAAATAACCTAAATAATAAAAAGCCTATCATATCAAGCTTTACGGCCTGTGTGATAGGGCTTTTTTTATGCTGTGGGGCATTTTTGGGGCATGCTATAGACTTAATTCATCTATTACATCAACAACTTTATCCTTCATTCTATTTGTGACATGGGTATAAATCTTCATTGTAGTTTCGCTATCTTCGTGACCGACTCTATCCATAATTGCTTTTAGCGGTACACCTTTTTCGGCTAAATAACTGACAAGTGTGTGTCTAAAAATGTGTGAACTTATCGGTTTATTAATAGGATGTTCAAGACGTTGGTTTGCTGCTTTAATAGATTCATTGAACGAATTACGTTGGATAGGTACACCACGATTTGTTACGAAGATGTAGCTACGGTCCATGGTTATCCAGTTAGGATTTAAGCTTTTATTTAAGTCACGAATCTTAATAGCTTCATCTAATATTTCTGATTCACGTTTTGACAGTTTATTACTACGATAGCCAGCAGGTGTTTTAGGTGGCTCTTTTTTGGCTTTCTTGTATCCTTGGACACTATCCAGAGTACCGAAAATATCTACAAAATTTTCGTTCTTTCGGTAATTGATATCTTCCAAAGCAACAACTTCACCAATACGTGCACCATCTAAAAATAGGAATTCAGCAATTAGTGAGTTTAGGTAAGTTCGCTTTGTACGTCTTAATTCTTTAATTAGTGGGATTAGCTCTGTTTCAATTTCCAGATATTTGTTCTTAATTTTTTCATAGTCTTCGATAGTTAACACCTTTTTAGGAAGCTTAGCTTGCCTAGCAGGGTTTGTTTTAATGTGATTAAGAGAAACGGCATAATCAAATGATTGATTCAATATTGATTTAACACGTTCGAGCCTTGGTCTCGATAGTTCAAGGCTATTTATAAATTGTTGAACATAGTAAGTATCTATTTTAGATATTTTCACACCAATTCCAAAATTTTCTTTTACATATTGGACGTTACTCTTGAGTGAGCTTATAGATGTACGTCTTAACTCTTTTTGGTGAAATTCCCACCAATTCTCCAAAACAGTAGTATATAAAGCTTCGCTTGAATTTAGCTCTTGTAAAATTGCAGCTATTTTTTCATCGAGTATTTTTTGAGCTTGTTTCCTTATACGAGGAGTATCTTTTTCCATTAATACAGATGTCTTTTTCCATTTTCCTGTATATGGATCTCTGTACCTTTCAACAAAATTTATTTTTCCGCTTTTATGATTTTCTGGCCACATTTGTTAATACCTCACTTTTTTGGTAAAATGGGTATAGTAAAGAGGCCTACAGCATGCAGGTTTTTACTATACATTCAACTAATAACTGTACTCAAAATTTGGCGATGGCGAGTGCAGTTATTTTTTGTTGTCTTCAATCCATTTTTCGATTTTTTCAATTTGTTCATCAGTCAACGGATTGTCATCAATATGTTCAAGTAGTTCTTGGACAAGTTTCCTAAAATTGTTAGTCATAAATCTTTGTTCTCTATATTTTAAGCATTATGCGCAATGACGTCTAAAGCCCCAATAATACGCTGAGCGTTTTCAATCGCTTCTTTGTATTCTTTAGATGTATTTTTTACAGGTTTTCTAAGAAGGTCGATAAAGACAACAGGTTTGCTAAAGTCGTTTGAAGTTACACGAATGGTCATGTTTAAGATTTTAGTTGTCGTTTTTCGCTTAGCAGTAACACCGCCAGCAATAGCACCTAAGCCACCGAAAACAGCACCAGCAACAAGTGCTTGACCAACACCACCAGACACAACAGCTTGGTCATTAATGATTAAATCATAAGATACTAAATCTTCAAATGAGTACCAGTCAGTATCGTTTTTATCTTTTTTAACCATACCTGGTATAAGAGCTAGTCCACCTGTTCCCATAACAGCCCCAACTTTACCAATGGCTTTAGCTGTACCACCGACAAGACTTGAACCTTTAGCTTTATTCGCCCCATGGATTCGATATACCTTGTTAGCTCTATCAATTTCCAAAGGTCCGATTTTGTCAGTACGTTTATAACCGTTATTGTCTAAAAATCCCATTTTCTTTTTCCTCCTATACATCAGCTTTTAATGTGGTTCAGTTTTTGCACATATTATACCACCAATTAAGCCATGATTCGTAATTCACGTTCAAACTGTTGCAATGTATGAATTGCAAAATCATCATCGCCACGATACCCCATCACGATGTTAAGGGCGTAATACTCTTCGCAATGACAATTATACATAAGAAAGTTCATTAATCGATTATGAAGAGCAGATTGTGACATTTGTGTTATTTCTTTCAATTGCTCAAAAGTTAATCCATTTTTAATATGTTTGAGTAGTTGTTGATCGTTAAGGTAGAGAATCGAAGCTACTGCATTCGCTTCGTCTTCTAATGGTGCTATTTCTGGCGGATACGATTCACTATATTTAGAACTCGTTTTTGAAACTAATACTTTCTCATAAGCTGAATCCATAAGATGATAATAAATATGACTTAATTCATGTAATATTGTAAACATTACACGTTCTTTATTAACGTCTTGGTTTATATATACAACATATCTTCCTGTTTCGAAATCGGGAATAGTCATACCTGAACAAACAGAACAAAAACTGTAGTCTACTAACTTCAGGGCGTTCTTAGAAGTAAGATGATATTTAAGTTCTGGTTTTTTATTAGGAAACCAAGTATATAGTAAGTCGGATTCAAAATAAACAAAAATAATATTATAATTCGATTCAAAAAAATTAACGATATGTTCGAATCGAACTTGAGAAATACTAATTTCAAAATTCTCCGCAACATCGATAAGTAAGCGATTAGCGTTCTTGTGGTAACGCATATAAGTTTCGCGAGATGGTCGTTTATATTTTTTCAAATGAACACCTACTTCCACAAAGAATCATCTTTAATAAGATTGCGTGCAGTCTTCATCATACCAGATAAAGCTTTATTGAATCGTTCTTTCTCATCTTCCGACATCCCTTCAGTCTCTTTACGGAACATGACAAGTGTTTGTTGTTCTAATTTACTATTAGCAGAAGTTTTTGAATCTGCAGATGTAGCTACATAAGGAATATCTGTTCTTCCTAGCAAATAATCAGTAGATACATTAAAGTAGTCAGCGATTTCTTGCAGACGGTCAGATTTTGGAGTTTTTTCTTTTAAAGTGTATAGGTAATTTACACTAAAACCTAAATCTTCAGCAACTTTTTGTAAACTTACACCTTGCTTTTTAGATAATTCCTTTATTTTTTCAAATGTTGAAAACATTGATATATCAGCCTTTCTTAAGGATGACAAAAAATATTTATAAAAAAGTGTAAAAATCTCTTGACTTATTTTACACTGTAATATAAAATAGTTTTTGTAAGTTAAAGAGTTAGTAAAGTAACTTGTTAAAACTTATCAAAATTCAATATAGCTTTGGCGAGCGTAAAAGATTGATTTAATAACGTTTTATCAAGTGTTTTCTTTATGGATTTATTTTACACCATAGTATAAATATTTGTCAATAATTTTATAAAATTATTTACTAATTCTTTTGATTTACACTATATATTTTGTGGAAAGGAGCAGAAAGGAGTAGATATGAGTTTACAACACAAAAAATGGATTGCTCTTGTACAAGAAAAAATGTCACAAAAAGGTTGGTCGAAAAGTGATTTGGCACAAGTGTGTGGTGTTTCTTCGGCAATGATTACAAGGCTTTTGAAAGATGGTTATGGTAGCGATAGTTTTAAATTACTAGTATCGAAAAAACTTGGCATTCGTGAACCTTGGGAAGAATTTGAGGGGTAATGTATGAACGAAATTTTTAATTTTCACGGACAAGAAGTCCGCACAGTAACAGTTGACAATGAACCTTGGTTTGTTGCAAATGATGTAGCAAATGTACTCGGTTATTCTAATCAGCGAGATGCTCTAAGTAAGCATGTTGATGGCGAGGATAAAATCACTCTAACGTCGCAAAACGCGACATTAGAAAATATCCCTAATCGTGGGTTATCCGCAATCAACGAAAGTGGTCTTTACTCGCTTATCTTATCTAGCAAGTTACCGCAAGCAAAAGATTTTAAACGTTGGGTTACGTCAGAAGTCTTACCGACAATTCGTAAACATGGCATGTATGCAGTAGATGATTTACTTGATAATCCTGATATGGCTATTGCAGCATTCCAACGTTTGAAAGAAGAACGTCGGCTACGTTTACAAGCACAAGAAGAAGTAGCTCAAAAGAATCAAATGATTCAGGAATTACAACCAAAAGCAACTTATTATGATTTGATTTTGCAAAGTGAATCTTTGGTAGCTATTTCAGTGATTGCTAAAGATTACGGTATGAGTGCTAAAAAGTTAAATAATTTATTGCATGAATTAAAAGTACAATTCAAACAAGGTAGTACGTGGCTACTATATCAAAAATATGCTGATAAAGGATACACACAATCTAAAACACATACGATTGATGCAGAACGTAGTCGAATGCATACATATTGGATGCAAAAAGGACGTTTATTTATCTATGATTTGCTCAAAAATAAAAAAGGTATCTTACCTAAAATTGAGCAAGAAGCTTAACGATTAATTTCGCCACTCTCAGCTAGTAGTTACAGCTCTAGCAAGTTAATATCCTTATTATATTATTTTTACGCAGTTTAATTTATTTATGGCTCCTATAAATATCTATCAAATATCAACAATGTATTTCCTCCAAAAAAATACATGACATTATCACAGAGACTTGCTAGGGCTATAACTGCTAGTTGAGAGCAGTAGACAATAGAAAGGAGTAGAAGATGAAACCATTTTTTTGACACAAAAAAAGCGACTGACGGCAATCAGTCACTAACAAAATTAACTTATCTAAATTATATCACATTTAAGAGGGACACGCTATGCCAAAAGTTGAAATAACTTACAGAGCTGTTGGTAATGATGAAAAAGCGGAATGGGGCGATTATGACCATCTCATGCAACGTTGGGAAGGCCTTAGCAAATCCGTCGCTAAGCAATGGGCAGCTGAAATGCGTGATCATCCAGACTTTAACAAGTACATTGATAATCCAACTCATAAAATAGTCTTTGTTAACTACAAAGGTTTTGAACTGTTCGTCAAATGGAAATCACGCAACAGATATTTATCGAAAAAAGAAACGTTAGCTGAAATGCTTAAGAACATGAAATTAGAAACAGGAGTTTTAACATGACATATTTAATCGTAGCAGTAGCGATTTTAGGATTAACTGAAGTACTTACATTGACTTTACTGAAACGACGTAATGAAGACATTCGCTATTATCGCAGTGAAGATTACAAAAACCACATCTTCACAGAACGAGCACGTAGCAATAGTAAAAAATGGAGTCAAGCACATGATGCAGGAAATCATTAATGAAAACACATTTTTGAGAGATGAAAACAGACGTCTAAATAATGAACTGACTAAACATTACTTTGCTACAGTCGCAAAAGCAAATCTATTAGACATCATTATTGCTGAAGGCTATATTTTAAAATCAACTCTTGATAAATGTATTGATCAACTTGATGAAATTGACCAGTTAGAAATCAGAAAGGCTATGTCAAATGGTAACAATCAATAAATTAGAAATTGAAAATGTCAAGCGTATTAAAGCTGTCAAAATCGAACCGTCTGCAACTGGCTTAACCGTAATCGGTGGAAATAACAATCAAGGCAAGACAAGCGTTCTGGACAGCATTGCTTGGGCATTAGGTGGTAACAAATATAAACCAAGTAAAGCAGAACGCGAGGGTTCAATGGTACCGCCAACGCTAAAAGTAACCCTATCAAACGGTCTTATCGTTGAACGTAAAGGCAAGAATAGCTCGCTTAAAGTCATTGATCCAAATGGTCAAAAAGCAGGACAACAGTTGCTTGACAGCTTTGTGGAAGAATTAGCTATCAACTTACCGAAGTTCATGGAAAGCACACCAAAAGATAAGGCAAACACGCTTCTGCAAATTATCGGTGTTGGTGACCAGTTAGCAGAATTGGAGTTGAAAGAAAAGGAAATCTACAATCAACGTCATGCAATTGGTGTGATTGCTGACCAAAAGGAGAAGTTTGCAAAAGAACAGCCATACTACCCAGACGCACCGAAAGAATTGGTTAGTATTTCAGAACTCATCCAACAGCAACAAGCTATCTTAGCTAAGAATGGTGAGAATGCTCGTAAACGTCAAAACGTGACAGTCATTCAACAAAACTACGACTTCAAGAAAGCTGAAGTAGAGGACTTTAAGCAAAAGCTGAAACAAGCAGAAGCACAGTTGGCACAGCTTGAAAATGATTTGTCTATTGCACAGACTGACGCTATGGATTTGCACGACGAGTCAACAGCTGAAATCGAAGAAAATATTGCACGTATTGACGAAACTAACAGACGTGTTCGCGCTAATCTTGATAAAGATAAAGCCGAAGACGATGCCAAACAACAGCGTGAACAATACAATCAATTGACTAATGAAATTGAAGCTGTACGTCAGCAGAAAACAGACTTGTTAACTAACGCGGACTTGCCACTTGAAGGCTTGTCAGTATCTGACGGTAAGCTACTTTACCAAGGTCAAGAATGGGATAACATGTCTGGTAGTCAACAGCTTATGGTAGCTACTGCGATTGTTCGTAAGCTTAAGCCAGAATGTGGTTTTGTTTTAATTGACAAACTAGAACAAATGGACCAAATCACCCTCGAACAGTTCGGCGCTTGGTTAGAACAAGAAGGTTTACAAGCTATTGCCACAAGAGTGTCAACTGGTGAGGAGTGCGCTGTGATAATCGAAGATGGCTATTCAGTCGTTAACGAAGCGCATCAACAATCAACAACAGCTAAGCCAGCATTCACAGCAGGCACATTTTAAGAAATAGGAGAATAACAATGAAACAAACTGAAACATTTATCGTCTTTCGTGATAAGGAAAGCGGTCGTTTTCTAAACGAGTATAAAAACAACGAAGATGTTCTATCATTCGCAGCAGGCTATAAAAAAGAAATTCAATCAGCACTTTTTATCCCTGAAAGATATTTTGAAAAAGATAAAGAAAAATACGACGGTTTACTACAAGCTCTTGGAGCAGAACCGCTTAAAGTTGAAGCAGAATACACGCTCACAACATTAGATGGCGAAGAACCAGAGGAAATTAAAGCCAACAATCAAAGTAAAGCTAAAATGCTGTTTGATGCACTTGATGACATTTTTGGAGGTGATGATTAATGCAAATTACAAAAGGAAAACGCGCACGAGCTCAAAAAGTAGTCGTCTATGGTCCCGAAGGAATTGGAAAATCAACCTTTGCGGCACAATTTCCAGAACCGTTATTTATCGACACGGAAGGCTCAACCGACAACATGGACGTCTCACGCTTGGATAAACCATCAAGCTATACCATGTTGAAAAATGAAATCGCATGGGTGAAAGCTAATCCAACTGTTTGTAAAACACTTGTCATTGACACGATTGACTGGGCAGAAAGTTTAGTCATTGCAGATGTCTGCGCACAACATGGCAAGAAAGGTATTGAGGATTTCGGCTGGGGGAATGGCTACACATACACTAAGGAAGAAATGGGGCGTCTGCTCAATCAGCTTGGTGAATTGGTTGATTTAGGTATCAACGTTGTGTTAACAGCACACGCCCAAATGCGTAAATTCGAACAGCCAGACGAAATGGGCTCTTATGACCGTTGGGAGTTGAAACTCGGTAAAAAGACAAGTTCACAGACTGCGCCGTTAGTTAAAGAATGGGCTGATATGGTTCTATTTGCTAATTATAAAACAGTCGTCATGACGGCGGATAATGGCAAGAAAAAGGCTACTGGTGGGCAACGTGTTTTGTACACACAACATCATCCTGCCTGGGACGCTAAAAACCGTCACGACTTACCAGAGGAAATGCCGTTTGACTACGCAGGCATTGCACATATCTTTAATCAAGCGCAACCAGCACAACCACAGCCTACACCACAACAAACAGTGCCAGAACCTGCTCCACAAGCGCCAGCACAGGAACAAACACCAACTGCCGAAAAGCAGCCACAGGTTCAACCACAGGCGCAAGAAACGCCACAGCAACCGTCACAAGCACCTGAAAGTTTGACACAGCCTGCGCCAGAACGTCAACCTTACCAAGAACCTAATTTAGCCTTACCACAAGCGCTGCGTGATTTGATGATACAAAATCAAGTCACAGAACTTGAAGTTCAAAAGGCAGTAGCTCAAAAAGGTTACTACCCAGAGGATACGCCAGTTATCATGTATGACCCAGGATTTATCGATGGCGTGCTTATTGGCGCTTGGGAACAAGTCTTTAGCATGATTAAAGACAATCGTATCTTACCATTTTAATAATTAACAGAAAGAGGAAAAATTAACATGACACAATTTAACAACAACTTTGATCACGAACTTGGATGGGATGATGAAATCGTAACAGACGCAAAAGAATTCGTACAGCTCACACCTGGTGACTATCAATTTACAGTAACTAACCTTGAACGTGGACGCCACACGCCGAATCCTCAAAATCCAGGGAAATTGCCAGCTTGCAACAAAGCTACACTTACCCTTCAAATCGAAACAGCAGAAGGTATTGCACAATTGACACACAACTTATTCTTGCACACGTCAACAGAAGGTATGCTATCAGCGTTCTTTGGCGCAATCGGTCAAAAGAAACATGGTGAACCACTTCGCATGAATTGGAGCAGCGTTATCGGTGCAAAAGGTGTTTGCCGAGTAAACAAACGACAAGGTACTGGTCAATATGCAGACCGTGAATATGACAATGTTAAAGCAATGATTTATGCAGATGAAGTTGATTGGACTAAAGTATTGAACGCGAATGTGCAAGGCCAACCACAACAGCCTACATATCAACAACCAATGCAACCAACAGCACCTCAACAATACCCACAACAGCCACAAGCACCGCAACAAGCTGCAGGTTTCCAAGCTGGGCAATTTTAAGAGGTAGCTAATGAAACTTAGAAAATATCAAGAAGAAGCCCGCGAAGCTGTTCAGCAAGAGTGGGAAGAGGGTAGAAAACGCACATTGCTCGTTCTTCCTACTGGGTGTGGTAAGACTATCGTATTTTCTAAGATTATTGAAGACCGTGTGAGAAAGGGCGAGCGAGTGCTCGTCTTGGCACATAGGTCAGAACTCTTAGAACAAGCTAGCGATAAATTAAAAACCGCTACAGGCTTAGGAACAGCACTAGAGAAAGCAGAGAGCACATCAATTGGTTCATGGTTCCGTGTTGTTGTTGGTTCGGTCCAAACAATGCAACGTGAGAAACGGCTTAGCCAATTCCCACCAGATTATTTTGACACGATTGTGATTGATGAAGCACACCACGCTATATCAGATGGTTACCAACGAGTATTGCAACATTTTGAAGATGCTAATGTGTTAGGCGTTACAGCAACGCCAGACAGGGGAGACAAAAAGAATTTAGGTAAATTCTTTGACAGCCTCGCTTATGAATATTCAATTGTAGATGCAATCAAATCTGGTTATTTATCAAAGATTACAGCAGTTACTATACCGCTGACATTGGACTTATCAAGTGTCAGTCAACAAGCTGGTGATTTTAAGGCTAGTGAAGTTGGAACAGTGTTAGACCCATATCTAGAACAAATCGCAGATGAGATGGTTAAACAATGTGCAGACCGTAAAACAGTTGTGTTTTTACCACTTGTTAAAACGTCTAAGAAATTCCGTGACATCTTAAATGCCAAAGGTTTTAAAGCTGCTGAAGTGAATGGTGAGTCGGAGGACCGTGCGGAAGTCTTAGCTGATTTTGACGAAGGTAAATATAATGTTCTTTGTAATTCTATGCTTTTGACTGAAGGCTGGGACTGTCCAAGTGTTGACTGTGTGGTGGTATTAAGACCGACAAAAGTTAGAGCACTGTACAGCCAAATGGTTGGACGTGGGACACGATTAGCTGAAGGTAAAGATAATTTATTGATTTTAGATTTCCTTTGGCACACAGAGCGTCATGAGCTGTGTAGACCAGCGCATCTGATTACAGATAGTCCTGAAGTGGCTAAGAAAATGGTTGAAAACATGGCTGAACAAACTAACCAACAATTTGAATTGCTGGAAGCTGAAGAAACAGCTAGCAAGGACGTTGTGGCAGAACGTGAAGAAGCACTTGCTAAACAATTGTCAGAAATGCGTAAGCGAAAAGGTCGATTAGTTGACCCTCTTCAATTTGAAATGTCTATTCAAGCGGAGGATTTAGCGGATTACGTGCCTGCCTTTGGAGTAGAAATGTCTCCACCAACTGACAAACAAATAGAGGCTCTGGAAAAATTTGGTATAGCTACAGCAGAAATTGGTAACTTTGGCAAAGCTAGTAAATTATTAGATCGTTTAAACAAACGTAAAGAAACTGGGCTAACCACACCTAAACAGATTCGTTTACTTGAACGTTATGGTTTTAAAAATGTTGGTATGTGGCGATTTGAACAAGCTTCAAATTTAATAGTTAGAATTCAAGCAAATGGTTGGCGAGTTCCTCGCGGTATTCGACCAGCAGAATTTAAACCAGAATAGAAGAAAGGATAAACATGGCAGAGAGAGATTTTGACCTGCTACCATTGCTGGATTATATCAATCCTGCCATGGTAGATTATGCAACTTGGTGTCAAGTAGGCATGGCACTTAAACATGAAGGTTACACAGCTATGGACTGGGATAACTGGTCACAAGCTGATACACGTTATAAACGTGGGGAGTGTTTCAAGAAATGGGATACTTTCAACGAAGAGGCAGGTAGTGTCGTAACAGGAGCTACTATCACGCAACTAGCGAAGGATAATGGCTGGCAACCTGCGTCAAGCGGTCGTGGTGATTTCCATGAGCTAGATTGGGAAGATACGATTGACCGTGATTATCAAATCGTTGATAAGAACTGGATTGAGTCTAAAGAAATCAGAGAACCATTAAATTGGAAACCTGCACAGGACTTAATCAGGTACTTAGAAACCTTGTTTGATTCAACGGATTTGGTTGGCTACGTGACTGCGACATATCCAATCGAAACAGACAATGGCACAATTTATAAACCTACACAAGGGAATTTTGACAGGACAGCTGGTGAGCTTATCCAGTTGTTGCAAAAAACGCCTGATGATATTGGAGCTGTCTTTGGTGATTATAAGGAAGAAGCGGGCGCGTGGATTCGTTTTAATCCATTAGACGGTAAGGGTGTTAAAAATGACAACGTCACAGATTTTCGTTACGCATTAGTTGAATCAGATACGTTAGACATTGGTAAGCAATACGCGCTGTTTAAAGAGCTTGAATTGCCAATTGCGACGCTTGTCCATTCTGGTAAGAAATCATTACACGCAGTCGTGAAAGTAGACGCAAGAGATTATCAAGAATATAGGAAACGTGTAGATTATATCTACCAAATCTGTAAGAAGAATGGGCTTGATATTGATACGCAGAACCGCAATCCAAGTCGTTTATCACGTATGCCAGGTGTGACACGAAACGGACACAAGCAGTTTTTGATTGATACCAACATTGGTAAAGCGAACTACGACGAATGGTACCAATGGGTCGAAGATTTAAATGACGACTTACCAGACCCAGAAGGGTTGTTAGACAGCTGGGACGACATGCCAGACTTAGCACCAGAGCTTATCCATGGTGTGTTACGTCAAGGGCATAAGATGCTGATTGCTGGTCCGTCTAAAGCTGGGAAATCATTCGCGCTGATTGAGTTATCAATCGCCATAGCTGAAGGCAGCAAGTGGTTAGGTTGGCAATGTGAGCAAGGACGTGTCTTATATGTCAATTTGGAATTGGATAGACCGTCAGCATTGCACCGTTTTAAAGATGTGTACGACGCTATGGGACTTCAAGCAAATAATGTTCAAAACATTGACGTTTGGAATTTGCGTGGTAAAACCGTGCCGATGGACAAACTAGCGCCTAAACTAATCAGACGGTCACTTAAGAAAAATTACCAAGCTGTCATCATTGATCCAATTTACAAGGTGCTGACTGGTGACGAAAACAGCGCAGACCAAATGGCACACTTTACCAATCAATTTGACAAAGTAGCTACTGAGTTAGGTTGTAGCGTGATTTACTGTCACCACCATTCAAAAGGTGCTCAAGGTGGTAAGAAATCAATGGACCGTGCCAGTGGTTCAGGAGTGTTTGCTCGTGACCCAGATGCGTTGATTGACTTAGTCGAACTTGAACTAAATGACAATCTGATTAAACAGCGTACTGACAAAGCGAAATGCGACGTGTTTAAGTGTGCTATCCAAGAAAAGAACTTAGACTATTACCAACACGAAATCACGCTTGATGATTTGCAGAGCGTCGCACAGATGAGCAAACATTTTGACAAAGCGCTTGATGACATCATGGTTAAAAAGCCATACTTGCACGAAATTCAAAAAGTAGAAGAATCTATCAAGATTGCCACAGCATGGCGTGTTGAGGGGACGCTTCGTGAATTCGCGAAATTCCCACCAGTTAACATGTGGTTTACTTATCCAGTGCACAACGTGGATACAACGGGAGTGCTTGCAGATATTCAATTGGAAGATGACAAGCAAAACTGGCAAAAAGCTGCCAAAAAAGCTCGTGAAGGTCGTAAGTCAGCTGAGCAAAACTTGGAAGAACGTAACCAAATATTGGAGGATGCGTATAATACTCAAAAAGATTTTAACCCAGATGGTCCAGTCACTAAGGAAGACATTGCTAATTTGACAGGTATAAAAGTACGAACTGTCGAAAAGTATGTCAGAGAGCATGATGATTTTGTTCTAAAAAATGGGAATATTATCAAAATAAATTAGCGAAAAAATCTACACACTTTAATATAAAAGTGCTATGTAAAAAAATCACTTTTAAGCAGTTTTTTATTAAGCTATAGCACGCTATAGCACTAATATATGTCGTGTAGAAAAATCAGTTTTCTGTAATATATGTATGTCGTGTAAAAAAATCACTTTTAAGCAGTTTTTTATTAAAAAAGTGAGCTACAGCACGGGGTAAACCCAAAGTTTGGGGAGTGTTTTGGATTCGCATGTGTGAAAGTCGAATGTTACGAGAGATTGGGCGACTGAGCTACGCCCAAATCATCTCGTAACAACTTTCGACAAGCGCGTGACTGCGAATGACCAAAAGCAGTCATAAAATAAAAAATTAAAAGTTAAAGAAATCAGAAAATTAAAAAAGAAGTAAAAAATGAGTAAAAAAGAAAAACCGCGAAAACGATCAAAAAAATTATTAGTAGCTAAAAAAATGCCGCCCTTGTATCATACATTGCCTGGGCAGAATTTTGATAGCGCCAAAAGCGAAGTTTATGATTGGCTTACAAAACAAGAAGAACTTATGAATTGGCTTCTAGGGCGTTTAAGTGATATTGGGTACATCACTTATAACTCCCACACTGGTCAATGGACTGGCGTTGACTACTACGAAGCGAAAATAGAAAATGAGGTACATTATGAAAGTAGGAATTTTTAAAGAAAAATTTACTGATGTTGATTTCAACGGTGAAGATTTAGAAACTGCTGTTGAAAAATTTGAAGATAGAATCAATGGCTATGCTAACGACCTAGAAAATGAAGGTAGTAAAATCATTGACGTTGAGTTTGTATTCTTTGACGACGGTCGAGCAATCGCAGTAATGAAGTATGAGGAAGATTATTGAGGTGTAAAAAATGACTGATGAGGAATTATTAAAAAATATCACATTTAAAGTTGTTGAAAAGAAAACATTAACGACACAGTTAAAAAATGAAAAACAAGAGGCTGATTTAGCTGACGAGGTGGGACATGGCTGATACAGAACGTTGTGAAGGTTGTGGGTGTGATTTTCGAGAAGGAACAATTGATTATGATTGTGTGTTCGCAAACGGCTATTGCTGTAATTGCTTAGCTAACGGAGAGGATGACAATTGATGATTGAATTTTTTATCCCAATGAAAAAAATTCCCACAGTCACTCATCAGCAGAAAAAATGGACGGTCAGAAATGGAAAGCCACAATCTTATGAGCCTGAAAAGCTAAAGGAAACGCGAGCAATGTTTATGGAACTGTTAGCGCCGTATGTGCCAGAAGAACCACTAGATGGTCCATTGAGATTGACGACTAAATGGTTATTTCCAAAAATCAAAGGTACGACTAACGGTCAGTACAAACATACTAAACCTGATACAGATAACCTGGTGAAGTTATTAAAAGATTGCATGGAAAGAACAGGATTCTATGTGAATGATTCTCGCGTGGCTAGTGAAGTGATTGAGAAATTTTGGGCTGACACAGTAGGAATTTATGTGAGGTTAGAAAGCTTATGAGTAGAAAAGGTGGAAACAAATTAAAAGCAAAACATTGTGTGGGCTTTTATGAACGCCACACAGAAAATGCGTTGGAAGTGTTGGATGAGTTTATCGAGTGGACTCACAAGAAACATCTCAAGAATTATATTGAGATTGGCAAGATGTTGAACGTTTCTCCAAATAAGGCAAATAGATTGCTGCACAGAGAAGTCCTGCCAGAAGATGACAACGTAGTTAGAAAAATGAAGGAGGTCATGGCGCGTGGCAATGGTTAAAATATATAGATTTGAAGATAGCAAAACGGGTGAAGTCTTCGAAGGAACACGAGATGAATATGCGTTTGAATTAGGGCTGACAAGAGCTGCTGTTGATTCACGTATTCATACAGGACGTGCTATCACTACCGCTATTGGTAAAAAAGAAAACGGTGAAGGCAATGTCAGAAAAGTGTTTACTGAAACAGAAACTGATAGACAATTCTATGGTTACTATAAGGATGCTGTGAAGTATTTTAATATTCCATATGTGAGATTGAAAAAATATATCACTGATGGTTTGATTGTTGTTGAATCACCAGCCAAAGCGACTAGAAAGCCAAAAGATAATTGGGACATCGTTTCAGATAAACACACTAAACGAAAACGACGTCTTGAATGTTTGTTGAAGAGTTTTGCTGTTTAGAGGTGATGATCATGAAAATTGATTATATTGATTTCTTTCAAACGGAAGTTCCCAATTGGATGAAAGCTAGTAATCAAAAGTCACAAGAACTTGGTTTTGGAACGATTGAATACTGGGAATGGGCGAATCAATCCATTGTGGCAATTTGCGAAAAATACGGCAATGATGAATTAGTAAATGGTCAGTTTCAGCTTATCTGGGACTGGTTAGATAAACAAGCGAAAGGAGTAGGCAATGTATGAGGTAGTGTTATATTTTGACAATATGGTTGATGAGACGTATCGCTTTGACACCTACGAAGAAGCACTTGAAAAAGTGAATAGTCTCAAATGGCAGTATCGTACCAAACGCTTATACAGCTTTAAAGTGAGAAAGGTTGAAACATGAAAAATGAAGATTTAATAATTGGGCTAGTCGTTATGCTAGCAGCATTTCTTTTCATCACTGTTGGATATGACATTGGCAAACGTGAAAGCAAATCTGAAATTGCAGAGCTAAAGATTGAACTTGAAGATGCTAAGGCACAAATTAAACTTTTAGAAGAAAATCAAGTGATTGTATATTATGCTGACAATTGGGGAGGAAGCTATGACTAAACAAGAAATGGTTGATTTATATATTGAAACCAACGATTTTCACGAGGTTAAACGTCAGTCTGGACTGCCACCTTATCTTGTTCATATTATTTTGACACAAGCAGGTGTTTTGAAAATCCAAGACAAAATTCAATATGGTAATAAGTCTCAAAAATTGGGGGGTGAAGCAGAAGCATTATTCCAAAAACTAGTACCAAAAGCTATCGATGCCAACAGACAATTTAAGAAAAATAATCCAGTCTATGATTTTGTTTATCGCAATCTGACGATTGACGTTAAATATTCGTCTGCTCGTATTAACAAACGTTATCAAACTGGCACGATTTCATGGAGTGTTAGAGCGCAAGGAAATCAAGACATTATTGTGGCTTTTCTTGAACGTGAAAAAGGTTCAGAATTAAACGAACCTTACATTTTACTAATACCTATGAACTTCATTGATGTTAAAGAACATTTGATGATTTCAAAAAGCGGTGTGTGGTTCAATGAATTTCAAGTCAAGGCGGACGATTTAGAAATGATTTTAGATAGTTATGCTGATTTGTTGGAGGAGTAATATGGTTAGAAATACATTTGATGACTTAAATAATCATCTGTTCGAGCAAATCGAGCGCTTAAATGACGACGA